CGTAATCGTTGCGCTGCCAGTAGTGTCCTGTCTGTTGTTAACATAAACTTTGATGCGATCCGCATTTACTGCGGCAGTTGAATCCAGAGCAATGACGATGTGATACCACGCACTTGGGTCTCGATAAACAGATGTCGATGTCCAGTTACCAGCGAAGAAATCACCAAAGTTCAGTCTGTCAGAAGCATCAAATTCCCAAAATCCATACACTGAACCTGTGTCGTTAGACACCAATGTGCGCCTTGCTCCCAAAGAGCCACGCTTCACCCAAAAAGAAAATGTCCCAATTTTCTGATTTGTCGGCGTGCCAAATGTCCGATTGAAATACGCACTCGCGCTTGAGCGCAGACGCACACTGCGGCTGATGGTGTAGCCCTGTGAACCAGAAGCCCCCATCAAGGCATTATCATGGAATGCACTCATTAGCTGTAATTCCCAGTGAACACTGCATGAATGCTGGTTGAGCTTCGCACAATATAGTCAACACGATCAACAGCATTTGCAGTGGTAGTCAGCGTAGGAGCAGTGCCACCAGCAAAGTCCCAATAACTACCCCAAGAAAGCGTACGAGAACCCGTACCATCCTGAACAATAAAGATGCTTCCACTCTGACCAGCAACCAAGCCAGTTGGGTTTGCCAGTGTACGATTACCACCAAGCGTTACAGTGAAGTTGCAGCTATCGGTGAAGGCAGGAGTGATAGTTGTTCCATCCGTAAGCGTAGTGATAGTGGCAGCAATCACACCATCAATGGTATCAGTGGCTGTAGTTTCACCCAAAGAAGTGACATCACTTCCTGTATAAATTGATTTGACAATCTTAACACCCATCTTGATTCCTTAAGAAATTAAAGAAATATTGCTTGATGCTCCGCTTGCTTTAAAGAAAGGCAAGGCAGTTCCACTCACTAAGTTAATCACATCACTTGCTCCGCTTGCTTTATAAAAAGGAAAGAAGAAAGAAGCAGTGGTGACAGTTGCCCAACTAACATTAGTACCATCAGTGGTTAAATATTTACCAGCATTGCCTGTTTGACTTGCTACGTAGGTAGCCGCTTGAGTAGCAGAAGCAGCAGCATTAGTGGCACTAGTAGCAGCACTGCTTGCACTGTTAGAAGCATTGGTGGCAGATGTAGAAGCACTAGAAGCACTGGAAGCAGCGTTCGTAGCACTAGTAGAAGCGTTAGACGCAGACGTTGCAGCATTCTGTGCATGATATTTAGCAGAGTATTCACCACCTGCTACAGGACCAGAGGTTTTCGTAGCCCAATCATTAGCCAATGTAGCACTTGCAGTAGCATTGGTTTCACTAGTAGCTGCGTTGGTGGCAGAAGTAGATGCATTCGTTGCTGCTGTGCTGGCAGTGGAGGCAGACGAGGCTGCATTCGTTGCACTAGTAGAGGCGCTGCTTGCACTATTCGATGCGTTCGTGGCAGATGTGGAAGCACTTGATGCACTATTAGAAGCATTCGTTGCAGCAGTGGAGGCAGTAGATGCAGAAGAAGCTGCATTAGTTGCAGACGTAGCTGCTTCACCAGCTTTAGTTGTGGCAATTCCTGCTTGAGTGGTGGCTGTAGAGGCAGACGTTGAAGCAGAGGAAGCAGACGAAGCTGCATTGGTAGCAGAAGTAGAAGCTTCACTAGCCTTGGTAGTAGCAGTCGATGCGCTAGAGGCTGCGCTAGTAGCACTGGAAGCTGCATTAGTTGCAGAAGTAGATGCAGAACTAGCAGAGGTGGACGCACTAGAAGCACTGCTGGCTGCGTTAGTGGCAGACGTAGAAGCATTGCTTGCAGAGGTAGAGGCACTAGAGGCACTGGAAGATGCACTAGTGGCAGAGCTAGACGCAGAGCTTGCGCTGCTTGCTGCATTTGTGGCAGACGTAGCAGCAGAAGACGCAGAAGCAGCAGCAGCCGTAGCACTGGTTGCAGCCTGTTGCGTCAGAGTTGTAACTTGGTTGACGGTGACATCATCATTAGCATCACCTGCACCGCCATTGCCACGCCAGATAGCCATATTAAAGGTTCCTTTATGGTGATAAGCTCTTGTTTAAAAGCTCATTAACATAAAGAGAGAGGCTCTCATAAAGCCCCTCTCTAGTGCATTAGGCCGCGACAGCCATCAACACACCAGCGTCTGCACGGAGGATGGAAGTACCATACAACATGTCAGAGGTGAACAGGTTAGCAAGGAATTCCTGCTTGTACTGAGTCTGCGAACGCACACCCATCTGCTCAACATGCACAGCCCAATCCTTGTGAGCCAACAGAGCGCCCTTCACACCAGTTTCCAGGGTGGGGCAGTTGCTGGACACAATGACGGGGATACCATACAGGTTACCCACTTCACCGTTACGGATGGTGTTACCACCACCAACTTCACCAACAAAGGCTTGTTCGGTGTAGCGAGCCGTCCCCATCAAGCCATTACGCAGAGAAGGAGGAACGACAAAGAAACGACCGTCCATAGGCTGGTCAGCATCGTCCAAATACTGAATGGCACGGCGGAAGCCGAGGTCAGCAAAGGAACCAATGTCGCCAGTACCGTCAGCATCGTAGGCTTCCAGAGCACCAGTGGAGGTGTTGAACTGGAAGGAACGGCTGTGAGTGTAGTCACTGCCATCACCATCGCCCAAGCTCTTCACCAAAGCCCACAGGTCAGTGTCAACCTGAAGAGCCATAGCGTAGCCAGCGTCATCGGTGTAGTGCTTACGCAGCGAGGGCAGAGCTTGCACTTCAACGATGTCTTCAATCAAGTAAGACACTTCCTTGTGCTTGTTGATGGACACCACAATTTCGCTTTGCGAGAGGTTCTGCAAAGTGACAGCGGTGTTCTCGCTCTTGGTTTGAGCAGCCAAGCCACGAGAAGGAGCGGGGATATGCAAAGAATCACCCTTCTTGCCCTTGAAGCTCATCTTGCGGACGAACTGGGAAAGAACCAGATTCTTTTTGTAAGAAGCAATAATCTCATCGCTCCACAATTCAGGGAGGAAGTTAGAAGCTTCGGTAAGACCAGCAGCGCCAGTCATAGTGGGAAAAGTAGAAGTAGCCATGTTAAATTCCTTTCAATTACTTAACACGACCCTCAGCGTATGCAGCCATAATTTCAGGTTGTAAGGCCATATAACGATCAGGGTCTTTACGCATCAGATCGACAATATCAGAACGCCTATAAATTTTCTTGCTTTGAGGCTCACCGCTTCCACGAGTTGCACCAGTTGACGCTTGCTTAAGCTGTGCCTTTCGGTCAGCTTGCTGAATAGCGGCTGTGTTCTTCAACATTTCTTGGCGTTCTTTCCAAGTAGTGAAGAGCTCATCTGCTGCTTCAAAGTCGTAACGCTGGTCTGCGCGATTGAGAAGTTCGCTACGCACCTTACTCTTAGCAACCCATTCCTTAAACTCATCATTTTGTACAATGTCTGAGAAGTCGGGATGTGCCTTCTGAAGGGACAACAGCGCACGTTCTTTAGCCAGTTCAGCATTAAGACGTTCAGTTTCAATAAGCTTAGGATGCTTCGCTAAACGAGCATCGATGGCTTTCTCTGGATCAGTGAAAAAATCTACAGGTTCTTCTTTTGGGGCTTCGTTGACTACCGTCTGTTGTTTGATGAAATCATCTACAACTCGCCTGAGTTCTCCGACTTCTTGACTGTGGCGACCCATTAGCTTCTCAGCTTCTTGGTGCATACGAATCAAGTCTTTTGCACTCTTGCCCCGATAGCGTTCAGGGACTTCATCTTCTTGTCCAGGAGGTGTCTGTTGTACAGGTTCCTGTTCTTTCTTAATGTCTTCAAGAGTGTCGTCAGTGTCAGGGGTATCGTCAATAAATGTAGCCATATTTGTTTCTCCGTGCTGAAAGCATTATGGAAGGAATGTAACTTTGGCTCTTACGAGCTGTTACGCTTTTGTTCGACTTTAAGTTGTTCAGCGTGTTTCTTATCCCATTTCATAGCAGCCCCTGGGAAATCGCCTGTAACACCTTCCAAGAATACCCTTGGGGTGCTCATCTGTCTTAAAGCCGTAGCACCGCACATACATTCAGTTGTCTCTGAAACTTCAGAGGTGAACATTTCTGTACGATGCCCATTAGGACAAAGATAATCAAACACTCTTAGCATCGGTCAAATCCTCATAGGCAGCTACTGCTGCGTTTTCGTAATTGACAATGAAAGACAGTGTATCGACTTGTCCCTTTCTTAGCCAAAACTCTTCTGCCGAATTGATGGTTTGGATGTTGTTGAGGTTTTCGAGACTGTTTCTCATATCCTCTTGGAACTTTTTCCAGCCATCGGTGGCGAACAGGTTTAGTAAAGATTCGTAATATTCTTGCAATTTAGGGTCCAAACATTTCTCCTTATGGATGTAAGACACCTACATTATAACACAAAAGTTTTAATTTGTCAAGAGGGTTGCTGCATTTGCTGGGCCACAATGGCTTCCTTGGATGCAATTTCCCGCTCCTTGAGCACAAGTTCAGCAATCTTAGCCCTGCGTTGGAACTCCATATCATCCTGCTCTCCAGGCTTGATGTTGGCAGAGATGGCACGGAGCCTATCATTCTCCACCTTGGCAGGAACCGCCTGAGCTTCAAGTGACAGCTTCTGAGCACGGCTCTGGCTTTCTGCTGCTTGACTCTGGAGAAGCTGTACAGTAGCCTGAAGCTGTGCAAGCTGAAGTTGAAGCTGCTGTTGCTGTACTTGCTGCTGTTGCGGGTTGGGCTGCGTAAGCTGTTGCAGTTGTGCCTTGAGTTCCTCACGGTTGGACAAGCTCATGTTATCGATCACTGCTCCCACCAACATGGGGTACATCGGGCTGTCTTGTTCAAGCGTCTGCAAAAGCTGCACAAGCTGCGTCACCTCATACTCACGGGCAATTACGCCCAGCGAGGAAGACGGAACAAACTTGTAATCAGCAGCAGGGAACCTATCAGGATCATACTGCATGTACCGCCAAGCCACCTTGGTAATCATGGGAAGGAGGAAACTCTCTTGGAAGTTAATCAACGTACGCTTGTGACGTTTGATGATGGCCCCAAGGCTCATGCTAACAGCACCAGCAGCAGCTTCACCGTTGATGCTGCCAGG